TCGAATGTTTTCTACGAATGCAACAAGATTAGTTCTCTTATGAGTCAGTCGCTACCAGCTGCAGCAAATGGCGTTATAATACAAAATGGCGATCTGGTTAATCTTAATTTGATTAATGAGAGCAACCCGAACGACCCCGCATGCAAAACCGAATTATATGTAGTAGAACAAACCCCTTCTTCCGCAACTCCGAATTGGATAAAATTACAATCTGATAATCCTAATGATTTATGTAAAAGCTTAAAATTTTTAAGTCATAATGATACTATTAATGGAGGATCTCAATTTTTAACTAAAACTCTATCTGATGATATCGTAAAGAAAAAAGTTATTATTATAGAGAATAGGATAGCTTACGATATATTTAAAATAAATGATCAGATAGAATCATACGATTTTGTGGATCGCTTGGAAGATAATCCTGCTAGTATGTTATTAAATCAAATTCTCAAGAAAGCTTTGATTTTTAAAGACAATAAGTACTACTCGGTATTTGTTTTAAAAGAAGCCATAACTACACAAAATACCATATCTTCATATAATCATAATATTTTCTTTGTATTGGGTAATAGTACATCCATAGAAGATAAACTATATAAGCAATATAATATCTGGGGTATGGACCATAACAAGGGTTCTGTGGTTAATACTATTTCATCAGTTGTACCCAATACTCATTCCTTGGGATCATATGGAGATGGATCTCCATTTTTAACCAAAAATATTCTATCAAATAATATTAATACTAATGAATTACAAACATCTTATAGTATATTTAATAATAAATATACAGATAAATTAAAATATAATAAAATTAGTATTATTGATGCTTCCGGTGTTGCTATCACGGGATTTAATCATTCTACTTGTTTTGGTTTTGATTATTCAGATAGGGATATTAATGGGTTAACATTTGATACTAAAGATTTATGTTATTATATTTCTCCAGAGTATATTAGACAGACCGACGGAGACTCTAATCCTGTTTTCAGTAAATTAAAAGATCAGATTAAGTTATCAACAACAGTATCTAACGACACTGTTAGAAGATATGCTTATATTCGTGCCGAACCACCCGCCAGCTCATCTGATCAATATTTACCATTAAATATCAATTATGGAGATCTATACATAGAAAATGATTTAATAGAATATATACCAATTAAAGAATTAAATGCTACAGACTTTGATACAATTATAAATAGATTAAAGATTATAGATGATACTAGTTATTCAGGGGTGGACAATGAAGTAGGTATTCCAGAATCAACTACTACCGTACTACAGTCAAATAATTTGAGATCTATTTTAAAACATTATGATCAATTGCCAAATGATCCCACAAATTGCATGCGAAAAGATACTCCAGACCCAACTCTCTGCTATAAACAAAAAACAGAGCAAAAAATTAATGATTTATATATAGAAAGAAAAGAAATATTGGACTTATTGGATCAGCAAGCTATTAGAACCATATCTTGTAGTTATACTGATGAAGATAATAGTACTAAGCGCGTACAGGATTTAGAATTAATTCATGAAAATAATTTAACTTTATCGGTAGGCACCAATGGCATTGTTACTGAAAGAATTAGCGTCGCAAGTATAGATACTACGTATCCAATAAATAAATCTTATAAATCTCGTTATAGTTTACCAATTACACATCCAAAATATTTAGATCCAAAAATTTTACCTAAAATAGAGCCTAAAATTATTACAGACGCTTTGAGAGGATCTATCAGAATTATTTATCAACCAATTAATACCGAACACTATTGGATTAATTTAGATCCAACACAAAGTACTTTTATTGATTTTGAAAGTAATCCAAAGATTTTAACTGAAACCAGATATACTTGTACTTTAGCTAATCCTATTGATATACTAACTCCAACTATTAATAATAATATATGTCCATTTTTCTTTGGTACAGATGGGCCTGTAGGAAAAACAGCTAATATAGAAGAATCATATGAACAATCATCCCCAGGGAATATCAAATATGTTATAGATCCAGACTTAATAGAACAACAAAAACAAAAATTGCAGTCACAATTCACTCAGATTATGGGATGGAAAAAATTTACTAAAGAAAGATATTTTAATATCAATGGCGACGAAACTAACGATATATCGCCGAATTTAGAAATAACCGTAAAGTCCGAAGAGGATTATTTGATTCCGGTAACAGTTCCGTCCCAGAAGACATCAGACTTATCTGGTGATTCAAATTTTGTACCAGGAATACCACCCTGTCAAACAAATTATGGTAGCCCCGGAGGATCTGGTCTTATAGATTCCAATGGGGTAAGAGTAGAGTTTCCAACTCGTATCATGAACATATGTAATTTAGATAATACTAATCAAATAGAAGTATCTGTCAAAAGAATACCAAGATTATTACGCGGAGTTGATTTATTAGCTACTATATATAGATACGGACTTAAAAGTCTATATAGACAAGCTAATTTAGCAACACCCAGAATACCTAATGATGTTGATAGTATAGGGGTTGGCGGATCCATCAACAATAGTCTGTATTATTGGTATTGTTTTCAAAGAGATCCATACACAAAACAGCTACAATCTGCTAGTATACCACAATTTTTCCAACTACAAAATGAAATGATTTTTAGATCATTTTTTGGCAGTGTAGACAAAGTAGAGAACAGAACTGATATACTTAATAGCTATTATCCATGGGAGCTGATTCCTTATGAATACGATAAGAATTAATAATTTTTGTGATTTTGAGGATATGGGTTTAGATACTTATAGATGTATAAAATGTGGAACAGTTATCAGTTCTTACGAAGGCATACCGATGCTGGTGTGTAAAAAAATCTTACCGGCTGAAGAAGATATTCTAAACAATAAGACTAACTTACTTTGCACAGAATCAGAGGTTAATTCCAGATACAGTATATGTCAAAGTTGTCAATTTTTTCAGCAACAGACATGTACTAAGTGTGGGTGCTCTATAGTTAGCACCATAGAACTAAATAATAAATTATTATGGCGAGACCAGTCTTGTCCAATAAATAAATGGTAGTATCAAGAATTTTTATCTTTAGCCGTCCATTTGTGCCAACCACGGTTTGGTAGATTATTCCCATCATCATCTTTGCGTTTCGGGAATAATGTTCCACCCTTTTTGTGTTGACCAAATGCTAATATGGCTCCACAGTCAGAACACCTGAGTTCGTAGTAGTCATTACCGTCTACATTTCTTACCACAAATTTAATATTAGACTTGTTGCATAATCCACATTGACCCTCAGAAAAAATTTCTTGGATCACAGCTAATTCCTTGAATACTTCTTTTTGCCCAGAACCTTCTAGTTCAAAAGTCAATTTATCATTTGCTCTATATAATACTTTCATATTTATTTCCAGTCGTTAGAATACCCCATAATATTCTCTGGTATCTCTGATAGATTTTGTTGATATTTTGATAGAATTCTAATAATATGAACAGCATCCTCATGAGATACAGAGTATACGTTATCTGCCGATAATCTATGATAATCTAGCAGCTTAACTACATTTATATTAAGTCTTTGGGCCATAACGTCAATGAAATTAATTTGATTATTACTAATTTTTGATACATTATTATGGTCAGGATTATCCTCTATATCTTTGGCCAATTCTTCAGCAGCAACCACTTTGCGAAGTCTCAATGCTCTCCTGAGCGCCCTACCCTCAGCCCGTGTTTCTGCGACGGCTACTGGATGATTGCGATATACCTTATCACAGTTACCCCAATAAACGTCAGCGGCGCCATCCACAGACACAGTATTTAAACCAGGCTCATCCACACCGGTATCTTTTAAATAGAAGCTTATTGAGTGAACAACGGTGGCCCTTTTTTCATTATTCGGATCCGGACTTTGTACCACTTTAGATGTTGAAGATAATACTCTACAATTTAATGCTGTTTCGAATATCCTACGTAATCCATCGGTAGTAGGATTTCCATTAATTTTTTCATCTTCTGATAAAAGACCTAATACATAATCTGTCCATTCAATTTGACCGATATTTGGTACACTTAGTTCAATATTAGCATCTGATACTATATCTGAATCAACCTGAGTAGCTTTCTTGGGCATAAAAATTTAATCCTCTATTATAAATTTGTGTGCGATTTTATGTTGAGCGCATTGGTCTAGGATAGGCAATAGTTTATCAAATATTAGTTGTGCTCGTGTTGGCGAAAAATCATTAAGTTGTTTAATTCTGATTAGATGCCACCCTCTACCAGTAATAAGTCCTTCTTTTTTCTTGTCGTAAGACATATTCTTTTTTAATGAATCAGCACCCCATACTGGAGCAAAATGCGAGGGTCCATCAATTTCTATAACCGTATTTATACTAGGTACGAACAGGTCGAGTTGCAACTTTGTATTTACCAGCGAATGCTCTTTATGGAAATCCACTCTATACCCTGCTGATAACAGTTCGCTGTGGATAAATTTTTCTAATTTGGAACCGGTTTTACTAGTTGCTCTCACAGCTTCTATGGCTTTGTGTTGCATATTTTCTTTAAATTCATGATCTAATTGATCCCAGTTGCTCTTGGCCTTTTGTTTTCTTTGTAACAACTCGTTATCCGATAACTCATCCCACGCCTTCATCACAGATTTTCCTATTTTATGTTTTGTATGATTAGATCTGGTTTTACCTTTTGTTGGATGAGCGTGCTTACCTGTTTTCAATGCATTTTTTTGCGCCTCTGATTTATCTCTAATCGGTATATTTAGTTTTTTAGCATCTCTACGAACCCTATTCGCATATGTATTGTATTGCAAAGCGATATCGGCAAAACTTAATTTTTTAGCAATATATAATTCCTTGATAATTTTCAGCTTATCAGCATCAGATAAATTTGCATAATTCTTCATAAGAAAACCTTTCTGAAATTCCTAATGGTTTTTTCCAGCATATAGAATATAAATCATATAAAAATTGACTAGAAGTTATAATATCTAAATTTGGTTGTTCATATAGTGATTGCCATTCACTGTATCTTGTTTGTGTATTATTTACCCAATGCGCGTGTGTTGTGTATAGTATTCTTTGTTTTAAGTTTGGAAAATTTTTTGTCATAATTACACTAGGTAAATCAAAAATTACTAAAGATCCAGTAAAAAATTCTGCGTGGCTCAAATGTAATATTGGTAAATTATAGGTATTAATTGTTTCATTCATGCTATTAAATATAACAGTCTGTTGACACGGACGACTATGCTCAAATTGTTTTATAGACTGCAACATCCTGTCGTACACAGGATCATTATTCATTTGAATAATTAAAAAACCAATATCTTTATAGTTATTGCTCATACTAGTATATTATCCTTAATAAAATCTACATAGGTTATATATGGACTTGCTGGTAAATATATGGAATTTTTGTAATTATTTAAGGTTGATAATGTAATTATATTACATCCAGAGTATTTGGCTTCTTCAATATACTCATCGTTATCTGATATTGTCAAATAATACTTATAAGATCTTAATAGATTTGCTTTATCCTGTTCATTTATTAAACCTAGATTTTGTGGATGTTTAATATTAGTATTATTAAATAATTTTATTGGAAGATTTGAATTTGGATATAAATATTGCATGATATCGTCAGAGAGACTTGTTATTCCATCCATAAAAGAAATAATACTGTTTGAATGATCGATCCCAGCATCCGCATAAAATAATTCAGTATTTAATAGATTTGTTGGTATGATAGTGGCTAAATTAGTGTTCGTACTATGACAGATATGGGAAACATTATAATCCTCATAGTGCTTAACAATATCTTCGGATAAAATATTATGATGTATTATGCATTTGATTTGTGAGGATGAGAAATCGGCAATAAATTGCATAATTTCTGGTGTTAATAGCTCTGCTTTAAAGATACAATGGGTAAAAGAATGATGATAAAAATATTTATATAAATTATTAGCAATATCTGCTACCATCGTCATTGTATTATCAATATTAGTATATGATAGATTTTGTATAAATTTATGATTAGATTGTTGTACTAGTAGTTTATTCATACAAATAATTTCGCTTTCGATATGTCTTTAGGACCACTCACCTTTATAATATTTTTTTTATTGATAGGCGCATTATGTATAATAATTTTATGCGCTAGTGCTTCATTAATCAATTCAAATAGATACATTTGACTGGTATTATTATTCTGAACAAATTCTTTGAGCCACTGTGTAGCTACTGTATTAAAATAAATGCATTCTGACCAACAATATGGTAGATCATAAAAAATATACTCTGGTTCTGTTGCATCGACGCATCCTAAAGTAAAATTTTCTTTATTTTTATTCAGGATAAAAATTTTTGATTGTCCTTGAAGCATTTCGTCAGTTATTGACTGATCTTTAAAAATTATACCACTCAAAACGATAAATAATTCTGTGGTATCTGGATATTTTTCAAAATACAGTCGCACAGATTCTGCCTGATTGGTATATTTGAAACCAAAATCATGTATATGTCTGATACTAGATTTATAATTAGATGATAATAGTTCAATAATTTTTTCAGACTCAAATCCAGTAGCAACAGTTATGCGAATATTTTTACTAATCCGGGATATCGATTCTATTTGATAATCTAGAACACATTTGTGTTTTTTCACTTGTAATAGGATTTTGGATCCAATAGATTTCATTCCTTTAGTAATTTCTGGTGCTATTATAAGAGCATCAATCATAACGTTGTAAATCTAATGGATATAATTTCTTAATTGCGCTATCCAAATTTCTACCTTCGTGTGTCCATAAACCTTTTAAGTTTTCTAATGATATGAATATACCATAAAAATATATGTCTGTACAGTTATTGGCAAATATAGCTAATTTTGGTTGTTCTATATTACATAGATAATTAATATAGTTTATACTATCGTTTAAACTACAAATATTTAATATTGTATCATTAAGTATCCATATAAATTGAGATGTAGATAATTGCTTATCGGTACACAAACAAGTGTGCAATTGATCCTCGTCTGTTTGTTGCTCCAAAAAATTATGTAATTTCCAGGTAAAGTCTAATCCGGAAAATTCAGCAGTGAATGTGTCTTTGATAGTATTTAAGCTAGAAGCATTCTCGAATACTATATTAATAGATTTAGGAGCTATAGATAACTGTTTTATCTGATGACAGACAGTTTTTATATTATCTATGTCCAAATTATATAATTTTATATATATGCTATAATTAATTGCAGTTTGTTGTTTGGCATATTCTGTAATATCTATATCAAAATCCGATAATCTGTTTTCAGCTATATTTTTAGAAACCCCATATTTGCACTGATAGTCATTTATATAATAGTAGCTATTTACAGTATCAATCTTTCTTAGATCTTTGATTGCGTCAACGATAAAAAATGCACAAGGCAGATCGGAGTCAGCAGGTTTTGCGAAATAGCACTTTTCGCAACTAGTGTTTGATTGCTTCATATAGAAGTTCTCTCTATAGTAATAGTAATATTTTGATTTGTATCAGAAACATGAACTACCATAAAAGTATTCATATCAATTTTAGTAAATATATCTTCTATTGATAATATATTTTTCATATTATTTAATTGCTGTAATAATTCTATCCCTGATATCTCTGTATTCATAAATTGCGCACAATAATATTTTATATTTTTAATACTAAAAGTAGCAAAACCTTTGGGTTTAACTTTAGATACAATAATATCTATGAATTGATTCAGATTATCGTGATTGATATATTCCAGACACTCACAACGAACACTATCTGCAGAATGATTAATGATTTGATCCAGACTATCAAAAGGTATGTTTATGGCTTGCGTATAGCTATTGAGTTGTTGTGGATGCACAATATTAAAATTTCTATTCATAATATAAAACATGCTTTCTTTAGTAAGTTTATTTGTTCATATATTGATTCACAAAAACTATCGTACTTATATGAATCTTTAATCATATTTCCATAATGCTGTCTCTCATCTTCTGATATATTTGTATTTAATGCTATATTTAATGAAGATATTATATCACTATAGTCATTACTAGTGATAAATAATTTATTATCGTTCATTTGAAATGGAGATATGCATTGACACCCACAGCTTGCCGCAAATAATGTATTAATATAAGTAGAAATATTGATACATATTTTATAATTCGATAATAGATGAGCTAAATCTATAATAGTAAAATGTTGACTATCAGCATTTTGTAAAATATCACAATCAATAGATTGATTTTTTATATGTCTATATAATGCATCTAATTGATTATTGTTTTCAAAATTTAAAATAATAATAGATTTTTGTCTCGCACTGGGCGCAGATATGCCAATATCCGGTATACCATAATCTATAATCTTTGTTTGTGGATCTAGTTGACTTTTCCAGCTATTAGCTAAAGATTGCCCAAAAAATATTTTATAATTGGCTTTAACTTCTTTTTGAAAAATATAGATATCTTCTTTTTTGAAAGTTGCTGGTGGAGTATTATGAAATAGTAACAAATGATTCAGATGGCTTGTTCGGCTTAGATTTTTTGTTTCATTATGATATGATAAAAAGTCATTTGTAATTATTAAATCATAATAATATGCTGGCATACTTTTTGCCATAAATATATTAATATCCAGCATATTAAAAATATAGTCAAATACACTACTATGTTTAAAATACAAAACATTCGTAGTTGGACTCATAATTTTATGTGCTATATTGGTAATAATTTGTTGAGTACTCATATGAGATGATTTATATCTTGTTTCTTAAAAGGAGGAGTAGCATCTATCCTGCCTAAAATTAGATTTTTGATGCTATTATTTATTGCCCCCAAGGATAGGCACGTATATCCATTTGGATTTGGTTCGTTGTTATGGACAAATTCTAAGCCAAAATCTTCAATATGATATTGTATTATAGATTTATTTAATGCTCCAGCTAATTTGCAATTAAAACTATTACTATTATCATCTTGAATATCTAGATAAATATCTCCGGTTTGATGCGCAATAGAGATACTTTCTGTATTAGATTCTATGGGTATGATTAGTATACGATTGACAGTATAGTTAATCTTATGCGTAATATAATATTGTTTTATAGTATTATCTAATAATGTTTTAGATTGCGAATCTAGATTAGTTAAAAATAGCAATAAACTATATTCTTTAGATTTGGTATTAGCGATAAACGATTGACATATTTTATGGATATTTGTAATATTTTTTTTATAATCACCAATAAAATATATTTTTTTAGTAAAATTCAGTATGCCGATATTGAATTTATTTTTAGGTATATTATCTAATAATAGCGTATAATCAAAAGTTTTAATTTTATTTTTTAATTTACTATATATACTTAACATATTATAGTTTAGCTTTGAATCAACAAACAAACTATTAAATTTTGATAGATTATTTATGATATTATCATTAAATCTTGATGTATTCAATATTGGTATAGCTATATTTTTTGGTATTTTATTAATATGAATTAAATATTCTGGTTTAGCTCTTTGTATTATTACATCGAACACATCAATCTTATTATTTTCTGCTTCATTAATATTATTTGAGATTGTAGATAAAGTTCCCGCTGTGTCAGACATATATATTGGACAACACCTAATATTGAATTTTGGATTTTTTAGCATATTATTTAATATCTGACAGTCTGTCCATCCGTCAATATTATTTTGTCTATACGGACCTATATATAGAATATTCATGAATTACTCTTTAAATTAGCGTATAAGATAAAATCTTCATCAAAAGCAGTGTTGCTATCTTTCACCTGTTTTGCTTGATTATTATTTTCTATTAATACTTTGATATAGTCAACGATATTATTGAATCCATACGGTCCTATGCTTGCTGGCCCATTTTGAACAAACCCATAGTCTGCATAATTCAACAGTTCTAGTATTTTTTGGCTACCTATCATATTAGGGTTTTTAACATAATTGTTGAGCAGAACTATTAAGTTATCAAAATTCGTAGGATAATTCGGTTTATAGTCTACTATAGTAGGTAAGTAATCTCCAGATAGCCAATTAGCTCTATATCCTTGAGTATCTAGTTTATCCAAATATGATTCCCATTTTTTACAAGTGTCTATCCAATTAAAATATTTGTGTGTTAGATTAGAAATTTTATGTCTTTGTTGATTACGTATAGGCTCTGGTTGTACAACAAAATTTACAATAAATTCAGATAAATCTGCATTATCTGGATAAACTCTAATTGCTTTGGTTTCTAATTCCTTAAATCTTGTTTGAATTTTGATAGGATAAGCTTCCAGCTTATTAATAATATCACACATGGCACTATAATTTACTGTTGCTATGGGAACACCACAAGCTCCAGCCTCAACCTGTGGCATCCCGAAACCTTCACAAATAGAATACTGTACATATAGATCAAAAAGATTATATATGTCACTTAAACTATTGGTACTAACACCATCGGTAACAGAAGGAAATGACGCCGACTTATTTAAGCATTTTTGACATATTTTATGGGGTCCAACAAATTTATTGCAAGAGACATGGTTGCAATTTTTACAAGAGTAAGTGAACAAAACTTTATTGCTTAATCTTGATGACTTAAGGAGTTCTGGAATATCCCAACCCATATCCGGATAACTTGTATGCATATACAAATACATATTATTAGCTATATCCTCATGTCCAGTCTGACTTAATTTATCTATGGACATTCTAAATGCGGTAAATAATTCTGGAATAAGTTTCCTTTTTTGATTACGCATTACAGAACCAATTATTATTGCATTTGATGGTATATTGAATGCTTTCTTAATGCTTTCTCTATTTTTGCAGTTAAATATATCGCAATTAACGCCTGGGGAAGCGGTATCGATGTATTTAATTTTACCAGAAGATTGTTGGTTGAGCACATCTGCGCCCCAGTCAGAGTATGTAAATACCGCATCTGCATCTAGAAAAGTATCAATCCATTCTTCTTGTTGTGGCGAAGAATCTACAGTTGGCATTAGTATCCAATGAAAAAATTTACGCAAAGGAGATAGTCTTTGATATGAACTCATCCAATAATCTCTAATATCAATAACAACATCTGGTCTAAAATCTAACAATACCTTTTCAAATCTCCAACGTCCGAACTGATTGTCGGCTCTAGATGTATATTCTTTATGTCTGGGGTCGCCATCTTTAACTGCATTGGCATAATATTTCCAATTTATACTAACGTCTCTAGGATCATTAACAAATCCATAAGATGCAAATTCTGCTATTTCATATTTATTAGTAGCATGTAAATATGATAGCAGTTCTTTAGTGTATACTCCAAAGCCAGAATTTAAGAAACTAGCTTCGGAACACATCAGTATTTTTAATTTAGATTTATTCATATAAAAATAGGGGGTGGTTTAGGCCCCCTTATCTTTATCTAGTTATAGGTTTGTTAATATCAAAACGCTACAGGCTCTGTTTCTGCTTTAGCATTTTTTGATAACCTAGTAATCTTTGAAAAATTATTTACTCTTACCTTGAGACTAGAATGTTTAACTCCATCCTTTTCCCAGGTGTCGTTTCGTAAAGACCCCTCTACCATCACAAGATCACCCTTCTTAAAGGATTCAGCGATCATTTCGGCCCCAGTGTCCCAAGCTTCGCAATTAATAAAAGAAGTAATCTTATCTTTGTCTCCACTTGCCTTTGTGTATTCGCGTGAAACAGCGATTGTAAAATTAACTACAGAGGTTTGCTTACCTCCGGTGTTAACTGTTCTTAGTTCTGGATCTCTAGCAAGATTACCTTTTAGCAATGTAATATTCATATAACACAACTCCTTAAAAAGAAAAAATAAATCACTCAACTACAGTATAGTAGTATATGCCATGAAATTGTCAAGATACCGGATTAAAACATTTTTCTACTATGAGACCATCTTTAGATTTGCTACGATTTCCAGCAAAAACCAATATATTACCTAAAAATAAATAGGATCTATATTTGGAAAATATTTCGGGAAAAAATACTACAGTATCTAGTGTTCCATATTGATCCTCTATAGTCACGAACGCCATTTCTAATCCTGGATTTTTACCATTTTTAGTTTTAGTAATATTGATATTTGATATCTCTCCAGCAACAATAATATTATCTTTAATATGCGAAGTTTTGAATGTTTTGCAGTTGCAGTTGGCAGCACTAGTATCATATACATCTAATTTTGAACATGATATGCCAACGCCGAGTAATGCATTTTCTGAATCTGATAGCCATTCTATTTTATCTATTAGGGAAAACGGAGGACGCTGTAATGACTGAATACAATTACCAATAATTTCTTTTCGATTCTTTATTAATTTTAGATTATCATAAATATGTCTTAGAGTCTCAACTATGCCAGATGATGTTTTAATAGAAATATAATCTTTAAACGCAGATATCTCTTTATCTGTCAAAGTACTAACTATCTCATATTCAAATAGCATTTCTGATCTGTTCTTTTTAAAATAATCAAAAGCACCACAGCTAATTAAAGCCTTGCTTGCAATTGAATTAATGTTTAATAGTATATCAGTTAAAATCTGTAGCCATGTCAATTGATTTACATCTATATTTTTAGTTAAGTTAATAATCTTGTTATATACTGATTCACCAACACCTTTTATGTCTGTTAATCCAAAATATATATCTTTGTCTTTCAAAATAAATAATTTATTTAATAGTCTAAAATCTGGTATCTTGATATTTATATCCATTTCTATGGCATTCCTAACTAGCTCCTTGATTTCTTGCTGTGGATCTATTTTGTCTTTAGCAAATCTAAGGTAGGATGCAAAAAATACTCTAGGGAAATGTGCTTTAGCATATGCTGATAGGTATGCATTCATGGCATAACTGATAGAATGACTAGCATTAAATAAATATCTTTGACTTTTTTCTATCCATTCAAAAATTTGTTCAGCTTCACGCTCATTTATAATGCCATGCGTCTTTGCTCCTTCTATGAATTGTTGTTTAACTTTGGCCATTTTATCTGCTTGCTTTTTACCTATAGCCTTGCGTAAATTATCTGCTTCTTTAAGATTGAAGCCAGCCAATTCTTTTGCTATCGACATAGCCTGTTCTTGATAGATCATTTCTGAATATGTGTCTTTTAGGATAGGCTCCAAAGATGGATGAAAATAATCTATAGACTCTAAACCATTTTTTTTGTCTATATAATGGTTAGAAACACTTTTTCCGTCTCTCATAGCTTCTAAACATCCTGGTCTTAAAATACTAATCAGACCAGATAATTCTTCAATATTTTGTGGTTTCAATTTACGGGCCATAGTTTGTCCAAGTCTAGATTCTAATTGAAAACACCCTTTTGTATTTCCGGCAGAAATTAATTCCCAAGTTTTTTCACAACCCAGATTGATATCTGATAACTTAGGAGAAAACATAATTTTTGGAACGGGTGTGTCCGTATCGCCTAGTACGGCAAATTTACATCCGCAATCAAAACTAAAATATTTGGCCATTGTCCTAATCGGCTTGTAATGCAAAAGATGATTTAAACTTAATTTTATTTGATAAGTTTCGGTGTAGTTTCAAAAACCTGATCAATATATTGGCTGTGTCTTTAACATCTTTCAATGCGTCATGCGATCCAGTTTTGTCTATCCCTAGATAATCTCTAAGGTTATCCAATGTATAATTCTTAAGTTCATTATTACCTTCGAACCAATAAAAAACCAGGTTCATAATATCTATAACATCTCTGGGATAAAATAAAGAAGACCGGCCTTCCTTATTAAGATTATTATATTTTTTACTGAGTCGCTCAATAATCTTTAAATCGAATCTATTGATATTATATCCTGCAGCAATTGGTGCAGTAAAACATGACTTTTTTGTAGATCTGATATGGTACATTTCCAAATACGATACCAGCATATTCCATCCATGCTCTTGTTTTTGATAATTCTTCCATGAATCTAGAATATGGTCTTTTGTACTGCCTCTAACTTTAGCATGAAAATCTAGGATATCGCTATCACCATAAGTATAGCTATCATTATTCTCTAGCAGTTCGGGTTTAACTGTGATATTAAACTCGGAATCTTTTACTATTTCCAATTTTATTGGATCAACAATAACGGCAGCTACTTGTACAGGACTGCATACTTCCGGATCGGACCCGTCTGTTTCAAAATCAAAAACACAAATTTTTTGAAAATTAGCCATTGACTACCACAGTAGTATTTCCAGGAAAATGTGCCTTTTGAGTCGCGTCAGCTACTGCATAAGCATTTATAGTTTTGCAGCAACTGACTCTTACTTCTTCTGTTTTTGTATATTCTATGCCATTAATAGTGAATTTATCACCGACTGCTAATTCAGCAAATGTTTTGTTCATAATTATTCTCCTTTACTTAGAATATCTGATATTGTCATAATTTTATCTAACATCGCCACACCCAAGATATCGAATTTTATCAAACCCAAACTCTCCAAATCTTGCATTTCCATACCGGCTATGGCTTGTTTGTTTTTTGTGTCATATACCATAGGACATACGGAATTAAGACTTTTGCTACTAATAACTACACCAGCAGCATGTTTGGATTGATTAGATTTAGTTCCTTCTAGGCGTATAGCTTGTTCAAACCGCTTGGCTAGAGGACCAGCCAAAGATCCGTCACTAGATATATAGCACCACTCCTTGAGTTTGTCAATATTATTTTCTAAGGCCCATCTTATTATGGATGCCTCTCCAGTATCTTCTTTCATTTCTTGTAACTCGTCGGCTATTTTTGCCTCATCTGGTATAAACTTGGTGATTTTATTCATTTCTTCAAAACTTATATTATCGTAAACTCTTAGCACTTCTTTGAGGGCGCCTCTGCCTTTCATTGTGTTAAAAGTTATCATTTGTGAGACTTTATCGTGTCCATATTTGGTTTTAATATACTCGATAATATTTTCTCGTTTGTTAATCGGTACGTCCACATCTATATCCGGCATACTAATATGGTCAGAGGTATTTCGTCCTTCATTATAAAATCTTTCAAATAATAAATTATACTTAATAGGATTAATATCTGTTATACCTATTAGATAAGAAACTAAACAACCGGCAGCACTACCTCTACCAGGGCCCGGCAGCCAACTCTTTGATTTGACATAGTTTACAATATCTTGCACAATTAAAAAATAACTCGACAACCCCGCACTCTGCAAAACTTTTAATTCGAATTTAATTCGATCCACATATTTGGTTTGATCTATTTCTGGTACGCTATTGGCTATTTTGTCTCTCCACCCTTGTCTGCATAATTCTCTTAAGTATTCGTCTGGAGCAGCATTGTTGGGGCATTCAAAATCTGGCAATAAAGGCTTACTAAGTATATTGTATTCCTCACATAAATTATCTACATACAATGTGTTTTCTAATTCAGATTCATCATGCCATTCATTCATTTCGACTAGGTCTGGGATATGATAATTGTCGGAACGAAAAAAACATCCCATCGGCACTTCTTGATTAGACAATATTTTTTTATTGATATCAACTAATGTTGTTTTTAAATTATTACATAACAAAATACGTTGATCTATTGCGTCTGACTTTTCACAATAATGAGCATCCGGTGTAGCAATAATTTTAGTATTAGATAATCCTCCAAGTCGCCTCATCAGATCTGTAAGATCTTTTTGATCTGGAGTATGTTCTTGATCCATCAATTGAGCTTCCAAAAAGAAATTATCTCGACCAAATATTTCCTTCATTTTATCGATGAAAGATAAGCATAAAGATTTAGAATTATCTGGATCGGTTGAGGCTAAATTCGCAATGGTAGACCCTAAATGTCCGCATATTCCAATTAGATTTCCATCCAATAAATCTGCTAATTCATCTAGACTAATCCTAGGTTTATGATAGAAACTACTATCCTCATTCATCGCGGAAATAATTTTTATTAATGATTTCCAACCAGATAAATTTTTAGCTAATAAAATAAAGTGACTTAATTTACTATTGTGTTTTTCTTTGATTTTGCTACTATGTTCTGGCACATATATTTCACACCCTAGAATGGGTTTGATATTTTTATTTTTTAATGCTTGATAAAATTGTACACATCCTGAGATCGATCCGTGATCAGTAATAGCGCAGGATCTGACTCCAATTTTTGCGCATCTGGTGGCAATCTGATGAGGCTTACTTATTCCGTCTAACAAACTATAGTGAGAATGAGCATGTAAAACCGAATATGGTTTGGTCATATTGAACCAGGTGACTTGTAAGATCCAAAAGTGTGATTTTTGTGCTTGTACATACTTATTGTAGTGTCGATCCCGTATAGGTCAAGATCGTGTTTTATTTGTTCGCACTTTGTCATAGTTTTACCTATTTGACATACTTGACCATCTCTGTATTCTACTGTTGGTGCTATATGAGTGTCATCAAAGGTGGTTTTACCAAAGTGACACAGTTTGTTGCACATCCATGTTTTATTGAGTCTTGGCTTTTTAGTTGCTTTGATAGCTTCAAATTTATATCTAAGCATATCTTCTGTCGATATCAGGTCATTGTCATTAAAACATATAGAAAATGGCCCACCGTCATTTATAAAATATATAGAAAAAATAATATTTTCTATGTGAGGATATAAATGTTTGATAGCATAGTGATATATTTTTAACTGAGGATCTTTTTCTAGTTTTTCTTGTGTTTTTTCCTGGCCTGTTGCCCAGTCTAATCTTTTCCCGGTTTTCCAATCTATTACTTCTATAGTGGAATCATTTACCAAAGTGATTAAATCTATGGTGCCTTTAAGTGCTAAATTACCACTAATATTCTCTCCGTCTATTGTATAATCATATTTAGCCCAAGGTTTTTTTATTTCAAAATCAAAATGTTGCTCGGGACACAATATATTTCTTTTGCGTGGATCAAACATGCCGTTGTTAAAATTTATTGCTTTATAAATCCAATTTTTGCAGTCCTGTGCATCCTTATTCGTCCACTTGTGGTGAGGAGTATTAGCGGTATAGTGTTTGTATACAGTTTCAATTATAGAATCGAGATCATAATTTTGTGTATCAATTGTTCCAGCTATGTCATCTACTATATGAGCTTCGTTGTTTTGCTGTGCCTGTTTGATAACTGCCAATATTTCCAAAACCTTATGAGTAATCGTACCTTTGTCAGCCTTTTGTCCAGACAATCCTCTCCATCCAAGCACATACTCAATAAAGTATTGCTGTTCACACATACAGTGGGTATTGTATGAGCTGCTACGAAAATAGGTTATAATAATGGTAAAATCTCCTCTAATAGATGTTTAATATGCGTAAATTGATCCAGGAGTGTTTTGTCGTTGTTGTCTATAATTTGATCAAAATTTGACCAATCATAGTTATCTGCATCTAATGCTGTTTCGCTAATATGATTAGAATTAAATGGATTTCTAGTCAATCTCCATACATGTCCGCCTATATTTTTGATGGCAGATACTTCATTAGGAAATCTACAATCCGTAATAATAGATATGTGTGGTTTTTCTTTTAATATTTTGTTTATAGTGGATGTGGTCCATACATCGGCGGACATTTTTCTAAAAATATCTGTGCCAACAAATTGCATTACTTGTCTTGCTGTCATGTAGCCGCTCTGATCGTAATCTGGCTCCAGTGCAACAGCATCTGTATATCCAGGCATATCTTTCCATTTAAGCTTTGTTAAACTATTTTTTGCCGCATCGTCGCCATAACACTGCTCATGGCTCAATCCTAGGATATTCATACAAATATCTGTTTTTAGAATATCTGCAAAATTATAGATTTTAATTTTATCATATAATTTATCTATAGCAGCTAGAATCCTAGGATCGTTGTGCTTATTGACGATCTGATATATATCGAATATGCCTTCGTATCTGTCATCTCCCAACAAATCAGATATAATTAGATGCCCATCTTCATTCATATATATTTTTTCACAATAGTTTAATTGCGCTAAACATAATGACATAATAAAATTACCAACAGTACTTTTTCCAGACTGCTTCCGTCCAGAAATACCTAGAATTAACATAGTGCATATCCCTGTATTTGAGGCAAAATAACTTTTTTAATTTCGTCGATACTCATATCTCCAACATCGTTATGGTCAATAATAATGGGTTTAATGTTATATATTCTACCGCACTTATCTATAATTTGCTTAGTGGCTTCCTTACCAGCAGCATCATTATCCATTAAGATCATTATATTCATGGCTCCGGAGGTATCCAATAGCATTTTTTGTTTATTGCCTAACGAACAACCAAATATAGCTACACTATTATGAATACCGGCCTCTTCTAATCTCCAGACATTTCCGGGACTCTCTACTAAAATCACTGTTTTGCTATTTTTAATATGAGATTCGGCAAACCAATAATTATATAAACATTCCTGTGTTTTGAAATTTTTACTATGTCTCCATTTGGAATATAACCAATTCTCATTATCTGCTGGACAACTATCGATATGGTGTGCTCCGCACATAGAGCATTTATTGTGTATAGATCTTCCAGTACACCCCACCATACCAGTAAAAGCATTATTATATACAGGCACAACTGCACGATCAGACATCTCTTTGCCTGAGCCGATACAATCTCCTATATCATATTTAATTAATATTTCGGATGAATATCCACGACTTAGAAAGTATGGTGAAGGAATCTGCAAATTTTTGATCACCAAAGACCTCGGCACAATATTGGTTACTTGAGATGATTCCGTAGTGATATGCTTGATACTATTGATAAAATTGGTTTTCTCTTTGGCTTTTTTGGATTGCTTAACTTGATCTGGAGAGAATTTTGTAAAACTTACAGCGAACTCTACCGCCTCGTTAAAAGGAACCATAGGGTCTCCGGGTTGAACCCACCCTTGTGAGTGAGACAAGCATCCGCGAATAAATCCTATAATAGATGATTTGAATATATTTTCACAGCCGTGTGTGCGACATTTCCAATTGCCTCTGTATGATTCACCCTGGTGATATAGATTAAATGCTGATAGATTATCTCCACCATGAATAGGACAACTCATAGTGATCATTTTATCTAACATTTTATACGAATCAATTTGTAGATAATTCAATAAATTTTCTATATCATCACATAGCAAATCTGAGAGATGCTTTAGTTGATATTGATTATATAAATGGAATTTCTTCTTCTTCATTGTTGTTGTCATTAACTATAAATCCACTTTTTTGTTTATTGGTTCCGCTCATTAATTCTAATCTAGTCTTACCTTCTGTGATTTTAGCGCACCATCCTTTCATGTGACAATTTATATAGTCATTGTCATCCAAGCCTCCGCCATGGCGACTAATTAATGGTACTAGTTTACGATTTCCAGAATCAGCACCATCCTCTGCTATTTCTTCGTCAGATTTGCGCTTGAAAATGGTAAAATTACTACACAGCCATATGATTCTATCAGATCCGCTTGCTGTATCGGTACTTTCTTTTGTAATACCATCCCTATTGAGTTGCACAAAAGCAACTATTGGTAACTTATACTGTACTGCAAAATTATGTAATGCAGTCATCATAAATCCCAGCACTTGATACTCTTTCATGTCCTGCGATATACCGGCACTGTCCATTAATTTGAGGTAGTCATAAAAAATTACACAATCTTTGGCGGTACCATCATCATTTAATCCAACTTCTTTAACTATCCATCTGCGCATAATAGATAGTTGTTCTTCAAAAGATTTTCCTGCTATACTTTTATGGAATAGTTTACTATTTTTGAGTTGAGATGCTGCTTGTTTAATTTTAGACAATGAACTAGGAGTATCGGTAAATTTTCCGGTTTCAATTTTGGATAATTCAATTTCCGAAGACATGGCCAAGATTCTATTTATATGATCTTCTTTGGTCATCTCGGTATCCATATTTAAAACAGGAATTTGTAATTGGCTTGCAATATGGTATCCCATATTATCTGATAGTAAAGTTTTACCAACTTTAGGTCTAGCAGCTATAACATTTATTGTACCTTTGCGAAGCCCGCCACCTATAGATTTGTCATATACAGGAAAACCAGTAGGTATTCCTATTTGATCGACAGTATTGTTTTCTAGAAACTCTAAATAATTATCTATGTTGTCTGCTATTGGAGTAGGTGCCGTATCATTTTCTTGTGCTATAGATGAAGTAAAATTAAAGATTGACTCTTCAGCAATACCTATAATAGAAGATAGATTTTCTGCGCCAGTAACGTCTAATAATTTATCTTGAACAACGCCTAATTCGGCATGTAGCATTCTTGCTATTTCTAGTTTTTTTATTTTTGCTGCAAATTTTCTGATGTTATCTAAATTAACAGGAAAATCAAAAATAGCTTTTAGATGTTGGACTTCTTCTTTTTGATTAAATATATGTGCAAGACCCAACTCTTCGGCAGAAGAGTATACGGATGCTATGTCTATAGAAGGTTTTGGCTCTTTAGAGCAAATATTTTTAACGCACTTATATAGTATCTGATTACTGTCAATAGTAAATGATTTTTCCGTAATAATATCTACAATATCTAAATATGCGTCCTCCCCATACTTGAGAATACCACTTAAAACAGCGCGTTCAGCCGACGGATCACAAAGTATCATATTTATCCTGCTTGTGTGGAACAATTATTGCATTTATATCTGGATGGAGAATCAAACATCAGTGACGGTGCCACAGACTCGGTCCTGCCGCATACTCTGCATATAACGTCTATGAATTCAAAATCTCTCATTCTGGCTACCGGAGGTACTACAGATAATTTTTTATCTATATTACAATCATCTTTATGCATTCTAAACTCTGACATTTGTTCAAATTTATTAATTGATTCAGACTCGACTTGTTTAGATTGAATATTGTGAGACTTGACCTTTTGGCGTCCTTTCGTTTTTATAGTAGATTCTGGCTTAGATGGCGCAGTGGTAGTTTTTTGCTGATTCTCTATTGGCTGCTTTTCTCCTGTAGATTGATTGAGCAATACCTGTAGAGCGCCGATCAATGCCTGGATTTGTTCTGGATTTTTTAGCAATTCATTTGGATCCATATTGCACCTTTGTTTTTTGAATAGACATCATAATATCGGATAAATTTTTAGTACCATTAGCTATATAAGATAATCTATCAATTCTTTGTTTAGCATATTTTTTAATATTATTGAGTGCTGTGGCCTTATCGTTGTGTTTGATAGCTTGTAGCGATTTTTCAATAAAGCCATAGCCTTTATAATTATTCACTTCATCTGCGATGGTTTCTTTAATTGTTTCATCAGCCCAATTAAATCTTGCCATTTCTCTGTTGACTGTTCTTTGAATATGAAACGCAAATTGTGCTAATCTATATGATATTTGCGCACAATCCTCTGGAGATAGTTTTTCAATTTCGTCGCGAGACATTGATAAATATTGATTAACTTCTTGCTCTGTTACTCCGTAGTGAGTAGCATACTTTGGTAAAGATATTGATGATTCGTATTCGTCTAGAATAGTATCCCAGTATTGTAGATCTTCTTTAGCTGTTCTGGTGTTCATATTGCAATAATTCCTTCCATTTTTCGGTATCTTCAAACCAAGGCAACACTATATGTGTAATGCCGTTTTTTTCGCACCATTCTTTCTTTTCATTATCTCTTTTTTGGGCTTTCAAAAAATTGATTTTAGAATGATGATAAAATGGTATAAATTTATAGTGTTGCTCACCATGTACTTCAATTGCTCTACGTATTAAGGGCAAATAAAAATCTAGATATAGTGTTTCTGATTTTCTTAATGGTATTGGTACTTCTTCTAATATTTGTAAAGTAGGAAAAAATTCTGTAATTAATTTACGAGCAGCCAAATGAAAAGATGATTTTTCCTGTATTCTACCTTTGGATATATGACCTGTTAAATGCCAAGATATAGAATTATTGTCTAAATCCAGAATATTCATTTAATACCCAAGACTTCTTTTACAGATTTCTCCACAGTAGAATATGCCTCCATATTCTCTAACAAAAAATTACGCACTTTTTCTGTGCCTTGAAATTTTGGCTTATCATTTAAGCATGTTATGGTGTACCATGCACCGCCTTTGTGTATTATGCCCACATCGGAAGCTAAATTGATCAGCTCTGTGCATTTATCAATACCAGTGCCATATCTAATAAAACTTGTTGTGGTTCCTCCCGGAGGACCTAATGCCGAGCATACTACTTGCCATTCTATTTCTTGTCCTATCTGTGTATTATCGGTGCCAATAACCCACGGCTTAAAAGATTTAGCGCGTAATTTTACATCTGTTTGATAAGCAATAGCTTGTCCGCTTTTTTCTTTAAATTCTGCACCATATCCTGTTGGATTACCCATAAGATGTGTAATCCCTATAACTATATTTCTGTTTACGGGGATAACATTAGCTACTTTTCTACAAAATTTAGCTAATAATTTTGCACCATCCGCCCTTTGCATTTTATCCATGTCACTAGTAATTTCTGCTTCTGTACACAACGCAGAATATGAGTCTATTATCATTACAGAACCAGGTATTTCATTGATAATACGTTCGGCTATCTGAAGATATTCTTCCGCATGCAAAATTTTACCTTGTTGACTACCTATAACATGAAATCTGCTCAAATCTAATCCAGGGATACCCTCTAAATCTCGCTTTTTTAAGCGACCTTCTATGTTGAGATAATATACTTGGCGACCATCTTTGAATGATCCGTGAGCATATTCTTTACGCTGTGCTGTCGCTGCAAAATCTAGAGAAGATGTTGTTTTACCACACTTTGGTTGTCCTGTTAATACTACGAAACTGCCTTCCGGAATACCTCCGTTCAATGCTATATCCAGAGCCGGGCTAATAGGTATGGTTAAAACTTTTTTGTCTACGATAGCATTACCTGATAATATAATTTCGTCACCAAATGCTTTTATTACATCGTCTTTAAGAGTTGTTGCCATTATCTAATTCCTTTAATCTGGATAAAATATTATTAATCGGTATAGGTTGACGAAATGTATTAACAGTGGATCTGTCTATTTTTTCTGGCGTTGCACATATTTCTGATCCAATCAATGATTCATGATGCTCTATAATAGGTATAAGGTGAGGCGCTCGCAAAGAATAGATTTTTTCTGCTTTTGGGTCATTCAGTGCTCTAATGATTGCTTTTGCGCTATATTTTACTAATAACTTATTAGCGCTAGCAATTTGATCTCTGTAATATCTAGACCATTCTTTATTAACCCAAAAACGATAATGTAAATCTAATTTATCTATTTTAGCTTTGTGCTCACATATCAACTCTGTGATATATTGAGCCTCAGAGACAGATTTGCCGTTAGAGTATCTAGATGGATACATTATGCTTTTGGTCTAAAAATACCTTTATTATTATTCACTGTGGGTGCTGCTTTTTTTGCGGCATCACAGATCTCAGAAGCTTCCTGTGTCATAATAGCTACAGAGTTGATTTTTTTGCCAGATGTGTGGGTTATCATCAGATTTTTTGCTTTGGATTTTGGAGTATGTGCGGCATCTGTATCTAGCTGGATTAAGCGATTAATAGATTCAAGATCAATATTTAATTGTTTGGATATGTCAGTATTCGATAATCCTGTGTGATTCAGCCATCTTATAGCGTATTCGTGAAGCTGCGTTATTTTTTTTAACATTTTTGCCATTAGATCATCTCTCTTTCTGCTTTATTTAACCAAGCAATATTTTTTGAGGTTAAAAAACTTAGATATAGGATAAAAACTTGTTGATTAACTGCCTTAAATTTATCTGATGGTCTACAAACATTATCCACGATACTATATGCCCTATCTTCTAAACCTCCGTCTAAGGGATTGAACAATTTATTCTGATTGGATATCTTGATATAGAACTGTGGAGATGATCCTGTTTTTGTGATTTTCTTGGCCAATACTTTGTTCGATTCTGTGTTTATTTGAGGGAATCCATCACTGTCTATGAAATCTTCATATCCTGTAAGACAATAATTGTTAACTATTGTTTCATCTATTTTATTAGTTGGATTAAAAATAAAATTATCCATTTTATGGCTCCTGTGTTGTGTTCTGTTGATTTTCTATAGATGATGACATGCATTTTTCTAAGAAGTTAAAAAATCCCATTAGATATATTTGATAGTCCTGATGAGAAGGTACTGGAATATGGTAGTTTTTTTTGCAGATCTCTTTGGATCCTACTGTTTGTCCTGTATCGTCTTCTTCTAATACGTGCGCCAAGACGCTAATAATAATCTCATGTCTACATTCTATAAGTTTAGTATTATCAGCCATAACAGTATGATTCAAGCTCGACATATCATACTGAGCACGAATGCTATCTAATGCATCTTGTATTTTTTTTTGATCCTCAATGGATATTTGTTCGCTCATTTTATTATGTCCATTTAACTTTGGATGTTTTTGCTATGCGCTTCATGCCTTTGGGTAATTCTGTTGTTGGTTTTTCTTGCTTGTATTCGTTATGTTTATTGAATAAAGAAATCTTCTCATCTTCGCTTAATTTATCTCGATTTCTATTAGCAAGATCACCAACTGTTTTAAGTTCACTGTCCATCTTTCTGACTGAAGTATTTTGTGTAGATACGTCTTTAATGTAAGATCTTGTTGTATTTTTGCTTTTACAATATATGCAAGATGGTTTTTCTATATAATCTTTAATATAAAAGAAAAGCTCGAATTCTTGGCTACATTTGTTACAGCAATATGAGTAGGTTGGCATACAAGTTATTTTAGATCTCTTTCGGCTTCTTTTAGCCACGACACATTTTTAGTTTTTAAGAAAGTGATGTACTTATCAAATATAAGTTGATTTACTTGTTTAAAAGACCATTCGTGTTTACATATTTTATCTATAAAATGAAATTGTCTCTTATCATTGATCGTAGAATATTTCTCTATTGGATTAAATAATGTATTATTCGGTGTGGATAATATATAAAAAGTATAGCCACCAGTATTTGTATCAAAATGTTTGGACTTCTTATTTTCTATACATTTTGCTACTATGTGAGGAGATGCGGGGTCTTTGATTCGTGGATTTGCTTGTTCATCGATGTAGTCTTCATAGCCAGATAGGCCATAAAATTTAGTATTGTCGTTATTATTATCGAAGCAATTATGTAGCATATTGGTGGGTCGTTAAAAAGGGTTTCCATGAGTCTGAGTATCCATAATGTATATTACTCAATTCCTGAAACCAAGGCAAGTACTCTACCCCATAAGTCGGTTCTATAGGCTGATTTAGTAAATTCATACCAGCTTCTTTTGGTGTTCTATTTCCTTTTTTATGATTGCATGGTCTGCAGGCTGTTACTATATTTTTCCAATTTGTAGAAATCGTTTTATTATTATTGAATCTGGATTTGGGTATAATATGATCATATGTTAACTGTGTAGCCATTAATTGTTGGCCACAATATTGACAAGTATACTTATCCCTGATGAATAAATTATGTCTAGAAAAACTAATTTTTTTATGATACACATTAAAATAATGTATAGTTTTGGCTATTGATGGTAGCTTGTATTGTTTTCCTCCACTACCTTGTATAAATCTATTATCGTAGTATTCTATAATTTGAATACCATATTGCTGATCATAACTAGACTTGATAGACCATATCATAGCTTTCTGCCAAGAAATAATTCTCAGCGGAGAGTAGTCAGCATTCAGCAATAAGCATCTACTGTTGTGAGCCTTGTTCATAACTATCAAGTCTGGATAAAATTTTAGCAATAATTGGGTTTCTAACTATGTCAGAAGATTCTAATTTCGACGAACCTATGCCATCAATTCCGTCTAAAGCATTAATTAGATGAATAAAGCCACCCTGTAAATGTTTGTTAAGATCGGATTGGCCTATGTCGCCCGTCAATACTAATTTAGAGTCTGTCCCAACTCTTGTCAAGAGCATTTTTAATTGTTCATATGAGGCATTCTGACACTCATCAGCTACAATAAAACAATTATGGAAGTTGCGTCCTCTCATTAGGCCCAGCGGTACAACTTCTATTTTATGATTCATCTTCAATGAGGCGTATTGGGCTATTGTGATAAAATGATTTATTTCATCTAAAATGGGTAATAAATACGGGTGCAATTTTTCTTCGGCTGTTCCAGGCAAATAACCAATTTTTTCTCCAGCCTCTATAACAGGACGGGTGATTACTATACGATTTACTTTATTGTCTAATAAATATTCTAAGGCCATGCCAATAGCTATGTGCGTTTTTCCACTACCGGCTAAACCTTGGCAAAAAGTAATAGTATTTTCTGCTACTGTTCTGATGTATTCTTTTTGATTATCAGTTCTTGGCTTTAATCTATTTCTATAGATAACGCCTGTTTGACCAATATCATCGTTGGTTAGATCTATAAGTTTAGACTTTTTCTTTGAATTTTTATTATGTTTTCTCAATTGTTACCCTTTACGAATAAAGTTAAATTAGACATGCACCGCCAGCGCAACTAATTTCCTCTATTCCTACGGTATTATCCTCAGTCTCTGCAAGTTGCGTATAATCTACTTTCTTAAAACTATTAAACAAATCACAATAGATTTTCCAGTTATATACGTCTTTCATACAATATGTTAGTCTTTTGGTGTCTCCATTAAAATATTTTCCAGCAAAATTTTTCATCTTTGTGGTAAATTTTAATTTTTCATCACTATCATTTTTGTTGGCTTGATTAAGAGTAACATAGTCGCATGCGGCCCATAAGTTATTATCAAAGGCATTCAAAGCCAATTCTATTAGTCCGGAACACCATAGGGCGGCATCTCCATATTCTTTTACTATTTCACGACTAGTAAAGACTGTAGTAAATGGAGCTTGTGGATAATCTTTGTCCCCACTCTGGGGAATTAAACTTATACCAGCAAAGTATTTTCTATTGTCGTAAATATACTGGGTCACCTCGTCCCACTCTTCTGGTTTAACTGTGACAGTATTACTTACATTATGACTCAAATAATCTTGGGTGCATAAGCTTTTATTTTTACCGGACTGGACCCAATTTTTTTGGGTATCTTTCACAATACTTAGCATTTCTACTGCCGGTAATTGATTTTTTAATTTTGAACCATCTGGTACTTCAATTGGGAACTTAATAACTTCATCAGTATTATTGGCCGACCACGAAGACTTCTCACAGGCTTGCGGGTTTAATTTTTTAAAGTGCTGGTATGGGGCCTCTAAAACATTGGCTTGTACATGCCTTATATATCGTTTAGCGTGGTGCGGGTGGATGCCCGAGCTTGTTCCTAACATACTAGAACTTGTTCCTTCTGGCTTCAAACAGGTCACTCTGGCCGCTTGATTGATATTGATTTTTTTAGCAATTTCTTTATTCGTTTCAACAGCAATTTTGGCCCCATTTCTTAGTATTTTTTCTGACAATACCAAATCGTGTTTCTCCATTGTTCCTGTAAGCGATACGCCTAAGAGAGCTTCTCTTTCAAAAATACGACAACTAGTTTCTCCGAGATAATCTAACTTTGTAAATCCTGCTTGTAGGGTTCCTATAATAGCTGCTGCTCGGCACCTTTCATAAAAATCATTTTCATCTTCTATAGAGGAACAATTAATAGTAGTTAGATTGCATCCCTGCCAGCCACTTTTTCCGCTTTCTTCATCCACAGGCCACATTCCAACTTCCACACAAGGATTAAACGTCATCTCTGTTGAGTCGCTCCAAATAAATCCTGGCTCACCAAATTCTTTTACGCTCTCCATTAGAGTTTGGAATTCTTCAAATGTTGTTTCATCTTTTAATAATAAAGCTGAATTATTACTTCTTGCTCTTTGTGGATTTTCTATATACCAATTTCCAGTTTTAGCTTTAGCCATTTCTTCATCATCATGGCTAAACAATGCTAAACTAGCAGAGCGTCTAACCCCACCACTTAATACAGCATCACTACTATGCATCACAATATCATATGCATCTATTGGACGTAGTTTCTTTTGTCCATTAGTAATACAGCGATCTAATAATGCTCTTATCTTTTCTAAACCATTAGCTAATGGTTCATATCCTGGCGCTTTGCCAACACCACTCGCCAAAGAAGCACCCTTTGGTCTAATATTAGAATAATCAAATAATATATGACAATTTTTATATTGTTTAAATTCTTCTACTGGTTTACTAAAATATGAACTTAATAACACTCCCAAAGCATCTGCCCAACCTTCTATACTGTCTTCTATAACATATTTTGTACCTTGATCCTCTGTTGGGTAATGTTCTAGAGTTGGTAATTTGGATACATGGTGTTTTTGCACACTAAAACCAGTGCCACTTCCACACAACAATAGCCAAAAACATTCTTGAAAAAATCTTAGTCTATCACAGTATGAACTTGTGCAATTGTATATTTTTGCGTGTCTTTTTAGAATAGGTTCTCCGCCGAATTGTAAAGCTCTTTGACTACCAAGAACTTTCTTTTTATACATAATATCATATGCCCAATCAATTTCATTTTTCACATCAAATTCTGAGTAATTAGTGTGCATCATATTTTTAACTCGTTCAACCGCTTCTTTCCAAGTTTCTCTACGGTTTTTATCCTCTAGCCAACGAGCATACTTACTAACGAATGTATAATTTTGCAGTTCTTGAAGAGCGGACATATTATCTCCTATTATATGTATTAACTAATATTAGCAGCCCAAAGATCACTAGGGCGTGAAAAGAATAATTTAGCATTTCTGTGTTGTGTGTTAAGCATCTGTAATAACAATATATAATGACATTAATATAAAATGCTATTTTGCATAACATCATAATACACCACACAGTTGCTTAAGCCAAGAAAGATTCGGATTAACATACAAAATATTTATCCCACTCATTTCTACAAAAGTATCAAATTGATGTTGAGCTGTTTCATTAAATAAGTGAGTTCCATGAGAATGAGACATAACAACAGTGCCTACTCCTTCTTGCCACAAAGCCATGATGCAATCGTTGCAGCACTGTCCTGTAACATAAGCTATACCGTTATCTGGCCTAACAATACAATTAGCAAGAGCATTTCTTTCAGCATGTATCATCCACTGGTATTTGTCGGGACGTGTGTTGGGCAATGTGTTGTCGTTTAAACCCCGAGGAAAACCATTATAGCCCACACCCAATATTCTATGATTAGAATCTGTAATTACACAACCGTGTTGTGTTTGTATATCGTGGCTACGTTGAGAAACAACCTTAGCCAATCCTAAAAAATAATCTGTCCACGATGGTCTCATGGAAGTATTATATCTGGATTTGGATTGGAGTCAACAAACTATTTTGTGGCAAGCTTGTTATACAAAACCAAAGTTAGAATAGATCCGGCAACACCCATTAGAATTCCAGCAGGGGAAACAGCCTCATAGCTACCCAATAAATATAGTATTGCTCCACCCATATATGATCCAGCAACACCTAGAGCTACTGTTTTCACAAAACCGAAATTTTCTTCACCTGGCACTATGCTTTTAGCAATAGAGCCAACAAATAATCCATAAACACACCACACTAGTATATTAAACATTTGCATTCTCCACCAGGGTTACTATTTCATCGTCCGTGACTACTGCTCCGTTATCTAATATAGAATTCAACAACTGAAAGCTATATTGGTTATAATCTTCTTTTGATAGTTGTTGGCGTAATACTTTTTTAATTCTCATTTTGGTAAACCATCCACGACGCAAACTATAATTTTTCATTTCACCACCATATAAAGCATACTTGTCTTGTGTCGTATAGTTGGCCGATAGTTTATTTTTATTGCATTCTTGTAATACTCTTACTAAAGTTAATATTATGCTAATGATCATTAGAATAGCAATTACACTTCCAAACTTTTGATCCTCTGGAATATTAGCTGTAGCTAAAACTTTAGAGCCTATTTTATTTAGTTTTGGATCATTCATCTACGCACCTTGCAGTTAGGACCAGCACAATTTGGATTATGATTAAGTATAATTGGAGGGTGGATAACTTCTATCTCAGTTTGAGTTTTTGATTTTTCTGGTTCGCAATATCCACAATCTACCATCTTAATTCCGTCGCCACTAAGATATTTACCCGTACCTTTGCACACTGGGCAATTTTTTCTTTTATATTTTTGATCAGGCAACTCTATGTGAGTGGATTTAATAATTCCACCAACCAGTGTAACAGCAGATATTGATGATCCTTCATATCGTGATCCAAATAATACAACAGATGCTATGAGAATTAATGGTAAAAATTTCATTTCTTTTTCCTTATTTTAGGAAACCATTTTCTGCGCTCGTTAAGTGGCTTTTCAATATCTTCTGTAACTTTTGGTACTACCAGTTTTAATACTGCTAGTATAAAACTTAATATTAATGAGATTAACCGTTGTAGAGCTATTCTATCTAAAAGCTTCATATTTATGCCTCCGATATAATATACACCGTTTAATATTAAACGATATTATACGTAATCGAATCCGTAATCTGGTAATTTTTGTACAGGAAATCCGTTAAAATTACTAAAGGCATAAGCTCCGTTTTGTTTAATCATGCCCTCTGCCACATCACTATGAATTAAAAAAGACCCATCTGGAATAACACCCCATTCTGGATGACCACCATCATTCCATTTGCCCCAACTATTTTGAACTAAAAAGCTGGTATCGTTTCCAGTATCGTCACAAGCAATCCAGGCCATACAATGAGCCCAACTACCACTGGTTCTAGCATAGCCCTTACTATCTCGTTTATTACTAAAACCATAATTAGAGCATACTGCTATACCATATCCATTAGCTAATGCGTCACGAGCTTCTTCAACACTTTGAATTAATGATACTGTTCTTATTTGATGATCATTAGCTAAATCTAATACTTTATCTGGTACTCCTCGACCTCCCCAACCAGCACCAAGATTGCCATTATATTTAGTTAAATCCACAACACCATCATAGTTTTTACGCACAAGAATGCCGCCGATTTTATTAACAAATTCGGCCGCCTTACTACCCGTCATACCCTGACCACTCCAACCTCTTGCTCCATATATTGCTTCTGTTGCTCCTCTAGCAATCCAACTCTCTTTTTCGCTGTTTATATCTATCTCTACAGCTCTACTAATATCACAAGCATTTCGTGTTCCATGACTTACACAATCGCCTGTAACTTGTCGCTCTTCGTATGGTTTCTTATCAAATTTTAAAACACTTTTATATGGGGTTGATAGTTTGCCTTTTCCACTATTTGTAATTCTACTACTAGCATCTCCAAAGTAAGGATATTTTAAATTTTCCATCAAATTATCAAATTCGTGTTGAAGCCAAATAGCTCCTTGTAAACCTTGTCTATAGTTATCGTATAGATCTTGTGGTGATAATCTTGCCATTATTTAGCTCCTTCAACACAAGCCCAAGCTAAAGCTTTAAAAGCTTCTGATGCTTGAGTTCTTAATTCAGAATCTAATAAAACACTATCATCTCCTATGCTGGCCACAACAACACTCTGTAACGCTTTGGCTAATTCTGGATATTTGCCTTTGATATCCATTCTTAGCATAGCTCCAGCTAGCTTGTTAGCTTGACGAATTTCTTCGGTGTTCTTAATAACCATATCATCACCATCTAAACTAACCAGAGTAGCCATATCATTATATAATTCTGCTAGTCTTACACCATCTGTTTTTCTATCACTATCAGCCTTGAGTGCTTTTATAACACTCTCACACTCATCTAGAATTTCTTTATTAGATGGTTTTTCCACCACAACTTTTACAGAAACATCTGATGGTTTTGAAGGCTTAATAAAGTTAGACAGATCTGGCTTAAATAAACCTATTACTATTAAAAAGCCAGCTAGAGCTAGAATTAAATTTTTAGTATTCATACATTATTTTCCTTTGAGCAAACGACTGGGCTTAAATATGGAAACATTTGATCAGCCACTTTAACCGCCTCATCACACCCACATTCGGCCGCTAGATCACGAGTTTGTTTCCAGCTAACAACTAATTTAAAGAAAATATCTTCTTTTGTTGTTACCACAGGCTTAACACTAGGAACCACCACAGCAACAGGAGTTACTGGTTTCAATGGAGACACACCCTTAAATTTTTCTGCTATATTAGCTAATAGTTTTTGTACCGGACTTAATTTATCCTTAAATAAAACCCACAATACTATACCCACACCAGCATATAAGGCCAAATCCGTTGGGCCAACTTTGTTTGCAAACTGCTCAAAACTTTCTGCGTAATTCATAATCCAGCCTCTCTTTTAAGGAAAACACCAGTATTTCGGAAAATTGTTACTGTAGCATCAATAGTAGCACCCACCATGATCATGAGTATATTTTTGATGTACTTATGTATAATAGGCTCCACAAGGTTTGGCACAAATGGCACATCCACAACTAGGAAAACCTTATCATAAAAACTATTAAGAAGATCCATTGCTAGAGCTTTTTTATCTGGGCCGCTTAAATCGTTACCAATACCCTCTATAATTTGCACCACACTAGCGGTTGTTAGTTGTAATAGTTTCCATGCTTCGCCCAAAGCAAATCGTTGTACTTCTTTGAAGCTGTCTTTAGTACTATTTATTAGTTTTTCTACTTCGAGTTTTATTAGATTTTGGCTTGACATTTTTTGGTCTCCTATTAGTATTTCTTTCATTTACTATTTGTCTTTCTTCTGGACTAGCAGTATTCCACCATGCTTGTTTGATTTCATTGCGTCCTTTTACATATCGGAACAATACTGCTAATTGTCCTATGATTAGTATTAATGCTTCTAAACCTTTGCTAGTTTCTGCTATTAGATCTTCTTTTTGAGAGTTATCATTAATAACTCCTAATAAAAAAGCTCCACTAAATAAGAAACTTATTAGTGTGAACCAAAACTCACTCGTGCGATAACCTGGTTTAATCATATTATATTTGCTACGCGTATGGAGAGACTGGTTTTGATGGCGGGATAAAATCGTCGGAGTAGACCGCGATAGGTACAAGGCGTAGATCATCGATCCACCCATCAAACCACATTTGATAGTTTGGCGCGGCGCCTATCGATATAATATCGTTGCTCACTTGATAATCAAACTGTTGCGATACGACAGAAACGCCGTCTACAAACAGCGTATTGATGCCGTTACGACGAACAGCGGCAATATGATACCACTGGCCCTCGTAGATCGTAGGTCCCATCATGGTTATGGCTTCCGCATCGCCAATTCCTATGCAGTCGTCTGCTATTTGCAAGTGCAAGCCCATAACCAAGCCAGCAATGTTCCCCGCTTCCAAAATGGTCGGGTAATACCCGCCCATCGAAGCCCGGTAAATCCACATCTCCAATGTAAAGTCGCTATTCCAATCGAAAGCATGATTGAGTCGCAGATAAGCCCCGTATCCGTTGAAGTATCCTGCTGATCCACCGAACATCCATTCGCCGGTGCTGATTTGTGCGCCATCATTTGCTGTTACCGTCAATCCATTAGGCGACGAGTCTGTAAAAACGGAGCTGCTGTTGACGCCATTAAATCTTAACAATAGAGATGATGGTTTGCCATATGGTTTAAAGTTTTTAATAAGTCGTCTCAATAACATAATTATGAGATTCTCCATTTATTATTTATTTTATCTCTTAAAATTAAGACACTATTATTTTCTGGTTCTAATACATAATCTAAATTATATGGACACAAAAATCTATTATCTTCTAAAGAACCAGTATTAGAGTGCTTTAATGTTATATTACCACTAGAACTTGCTCCAATATTATATAATAATAAAACGTCTTTAGAATACGAACTATCTAAACCAGTGATGATGCCACTTCCACTAGCAAAAATAACATCAGCTAATGATGGATTCCAATTATTAATTGTGCCGGTAGCGCTGATAGATACTTCGGTTAAGCTATTAAGACTAGTTAAAGAAACCTTTTTAGTAATAGCAGAACCGGATGGGTCATCCATAAATACAAAAAGATCATCATTGGTTACTGATCCACTACCTTCTGGTAATTCATTTATTCTTACAACGCCCATAATTATACTCCTATCACGTTAGAATCACCAAATCCAGTATAATAAGCTATATCGTCAAATTGATCATCATATTTAGCTTCTATATCTTCGATTACTGGAGTATTAAATACATAAGCATTATAAATGTCAGAACCTGTAGAGCCCGTAGTTTTACAACTAACGACTGCTGTTCCATGTTTAATATTGTTAGCAATAATAATTTTATCAATATCGTTGGCCATAATAACACCTTGGGTTAGAGATATATTATATTATTACACCAATTTAATTATGGACCTATAGTAGCATCACTACGACTTGCTAATGATTTATGTACGATTGGGTCAATATCGTAATTGATCATTATAGTTCTTCCATCACTAAAGGCCATATTAAAACCATCATCATGAGCACTACCATATGCATTTGGATGTTCGTCAAAAGTATCCCGCCTCGGCTGCTCAAATCCCCATCTTATATTGCTGCTAGAGTAACCAGAAATAAGAATCATTTTATCTCCACTATCCAAACCAGACTGATATTTACCAATAGATATATATTTTTCTCCTATCATATAAGTTCCAGTCATACCGTCTATTATATGGCCAGATCGTATTACCGCCATTCTCTGAAAAACACCATCTTGTAAATCTGGTATACCCATATCTGGTAAAGCAAATCTGATTTCTATAGGACTATTAACCCATGCGTCTCCTTCATCTAAGGAAGATGGATTAAAAATAGTATCATCAATTGACCTATAACATGTTTCACATCCTCCAAGAGTATCATAAGGATGATTACTATGGCCCTCTTCAAATATGCTATGATATGGCAAATTATGAGTATTGCCGTTGGTTGGATTTCCGTTAGGAGTATGACATATCTCTATTTTTTTAATTCTGCTATTAGCTTGTGCTATAACGGCCGCACTAACAGCTCGACCAGAAAACCAGCCCAAAGGAGGACAAGCCCCAGTAGACCCACCGTTTCCTGCATAATCGCTACGACAAGCAGTTTTTAAATATAGTGGTGAAGATGCGGGATTTTTAAAACCTATGCTAGTATCAACCCTAATAGGATGAGATGATCGTCTTGATGGACAATTAAAAACGCTTAATGAATTATTTACTAATTGAATGTATAAATTATGTATAGTAATATCTAAAGCTTTAGTATTTCCTTTGCCATTATTAGTATTATCATTACTATATGATGCTATTTCTCGTACTCTTCTAGCATCAATATATGATAATAAGTTAAAGGCCCACCCGCCGGGTTGAGAACCATCTGATGATCTAGAAACAACTCCAAGCCATTCTGGACTCCATCCTCCAGACGGATAATAACCAACTAAATATTCGTGTCTGATAGAAGCCTCACATAATCTAGCAAGATGATGTCTACACGAAGTTTCTCTAGCATATTCTCTAGCGTTCTGTAAAGATGGTAATAATAAACTAATTAATAGTAAAAATATAGATAATACTAGCAATAATTCCACTAAAGAGAATGCGCTATTTTTATTATGTGTCATTAAAATTTATATTATACCATCGCCGATTGATGTAGCACTAACACACGTAGGTATAGTATTCGATTGAGTCGCATATGTCCAGTATCCAGCATTTGTTGAGCCGCCTTTATAAAATCCAGATTTGGTCCATTCATTTATAGTTGGTATAAAATATTTTGCTCCAATTTTTCTAGTCGGTATAGTTAGCGACATGTCATACGCGCCGTTTTCTGTACTACTGCTATTTTGAGATCCACTAGGTTTTCCATTATGTAACCAGTTGATATATCTAGCAGACATCAGCCAACTAACAAAATTTACTGGTTTATTGCCCATATTGCTTCTAATATTATATGACCATATGATAGATGAGCCACTACCTCCTATTTGTGTTCGATTTATACCACCAGATATGTTGGTGCGCATATTATTGACATAAACTTTGCTGCCGCTAACGCCGGCTGGAGCATCTATGGTAGCAATAGCTATGAGATATTCCATATAATCGCTATTAGTTATTAAATATTTATTTATTTTATATTGATAAGATACGCTTCCATATCCATTGGGAGCAGAGGAGTTGTTTACATCACAGATATTAACAAAATTATAATAACTATATGGATTAGCGTATGATGCTACTCTAAATCCTCGTTGAACTTCTGATGCAGTAATCAGAACATTGCCTATCAATCCTGTATCATAAGCTAAATAATTCGCAGTATCATCAAACGATGCGGCATGTCTAAACATATAAGTACTAGAACCAGTATAATTTTCTAAATGTTCTTCAATATTGCCGCTTTGATCATAAGTACCATAAGCACTTGGGCCTCCATTAGTGCCAACAGTAGTCAAGTTTCCTATCGTGGACCCATTCCAATTTGCACACCGATTCCAATTGGCTCGATTTGCACCAGATGGCTGCAATGCGCACTTAAAGCCGCCGGAGCTAATCATCAAACTATTATTTTTGATAAAAGTACTCATAGCTTTGATGCATCAATAAAACCTTGATCAATTTGTTCATGACTCAATCCCAAGTATTGTGCAAGGCTGTTTACAAGTGGGTGGGTTCTTTCTATATAGGGAGCATATTCCCATTCTATTTTTGTTTTTTCTCTAAGCTTCATATCCTCTATAGTGTTGATAGCAGCTTCAACATTAGATAGCGCAATATTATTATCTATTAGCCATAATCTAACTTGTCTAGCACTTACAGACTCTGGTATAATATTTGTATTATATGGAATATATGTTCTAGAAATATAAACACCATCATTTTTTTGAATAATAATTCGTTGATTTATATCTTCATAAGTATTTGGCGGTTGCACTGGCTCATCTTTTTTGATGATTAATATACCGCACAATTTTTGTATTTCTGGATCCGATATATTCAACCCTTGTATTAGTACCAGTCTAGTATGCTCTATACCATCTATGGTCTCTTGGATAGGCAAATAACCATTTGCTGGACATTCTGATAATATTTCATTAGAATTTACATTATAATACATATAAGAATCCTTGCATGTTAATTAGTTTTATTTCCAATATAGTGACCCTCTATAATTCCGCTGCCAACCCCTCTAAGCAAAAATAAATGTACACCGCTTGCTAAAGCTCCCGCAGGAGCCTGATTAAACCAATCTGTTACAAGATTCCATGTTAATGCCGTTGCTGCTGTTGATGTAATTTTTAATATAGTATCATTACAAGTATTGTTTACCGGCCAATTATTCCCTTTTGTCAAGGTTATAGGCGAACCAGTTATACTTATGGTTTGTATAGAATTGTTAAATCCCGCATTAATACTTACAGAACCATTAGCTGGACCAATATCTACTACCGGAACTAAACCATTCAGACCTATTATCAAATCTTTATTAATATTATCGTAATTAATAATTACTCCGGTATTACCAACTATATCATTAGAAAAAGTATTATCTATAATTCCGCTAACGCCGCTAGAAAAATCAATAATATTTGAATAAGTGTGAGCGTGGCCACTTGTACTAATTGGAATATTATTAATAGTCAATAGTCCACTGATATTAACATTGATTCCAGAAATACTAATATTTGATGCAATTATACCGCTATTATTATCAAATTGTACTAAATAATTCTCTGTTTTTGAATTACGACCTAGCCTAGCTACATTATAATTAATAGTCATATAAATTCCTATGTGTTTTTTACTAACCGTTACCAATTTTCAGTATTTTATTAGTTAAATCAAATCCGGCTTCACAACTGGCTAGTATGGGATTGATAGACGCCAATTCGCTGGCAGAACCTTTGCGTAATTGAATAACCGTATTTACTGGCATAGTAATTTCCTTAGAGTATATAAAATAATACCCCGTTTGAGCATATAATTTAGACTATACTTGGATTATTAGCCACAATACCACGTTCCTGGCCCACCTTCATAATATAGTTCATCAATGCTATAATAGCTTGAGCTAATTCTGGATCAGAAGATGCTCCTGATAATAAAGCGCTCATCTCTAAATTTACATACTCGTTTAATATTGATGCTGTGCCATCTTCATTAGTTGCAAATTTTACTAATGTGACATTAGCATAAGCATCTCCATTAGGATCTGGAGCATTAATACTGATAGTATTAATCCACCATTTGTCATAAATTTTGGCTGGAACTGTTGTAGGGTTGGTTGCTGTTAGAATTGGTAAACTCATAATTTACTCCTGTTATATATTGTTTGCTTCTATAAATGCTTGATCAATTTGCTCTGATGATAATCCAAGAGCAAATATTACACCAAAGGGTTTGTATTAATATTTTGAAGGTAATTTTCTACAACCTCGTTAACTTCTTCTTGAGATGGAGCATGGTCAAATTTTAAAAATATAGAACTATTTTCATCTATAATAACTCTCGCCCTATATTTACCAGCAGGGTCTGTTATAATTTCACTAATTTCATAATCCATAAATCACCCTAAACTTGAGTTATACTAATATCGTCAACATATGCTGTTTGAACTGCTCCGCCAGTTGAAGTATAGAAAGATTCTGCTAGTATTTCCACAACTCCAATTTCTGTTGGAGTAAATGTTAGTGTGACTTGTTCCCAAGTATTTGCTGTTGCGCTCATATAACTAGTAATATCATTAGGAACTCCAGCTATTTGGCCGCCTTTTACTCTTAATCCGGCAGATAGTGCTGTGTTAGTTGTTCTAAACCAACCTTTTATAGTAACTAAACTATTAGCACTAACCGCCACCTTAGCTATAATCAAATCTAACGGATAGGACGATGTTCTAAAATTACTATTAGTTGGATTTAAAGCCCAAGCATATCCACTATTACTATATCTAACAGTTGTTTGAGGAAAAATAAGACCACTATCTGTAAATATTATATGATTTCCACTAGTGTTATCATGATTATGACTATATATTCTGCCATTACTAAATCCACCAACTAAACATTCCAAACTTTCATTTACTATAGAGTTTTTTAAATATATATCACCACCAAAGGTATAAAAACCATAATTTGTTGCATTCCCGGAAGATAAACAATTAATAAAACTTTCGTTATTACTACTATAATATCTTACTCCATCATTAGCATTTTGAATAAAATTACCACTAGTATAAACGTTATCAGTTGCACCACCTTCAAAAAACATACCATAACTATTAGTAGCAGATAGTATATAATTTATTTTATTATTAGCAGATCCTCTAGCGGAATAAACTCCTTGACCAAGATTGCCTATAATTATAATTTTTTGATAAATATTACCATTGCAACCAAAATCATGAAAAACTCCGAAACTACTATTAGCAGCTGCTCTTAGTGTGGAATATGTATTTTCGCTTTGACCAGAACTTAGATCTATACCAGCAGTAGTAGTAGCAATACCCTCTAATAATCCATGATTTCCATAATTGGATGTTACGAATCTAACTCCTCTATCATATCTTACTCCACCAATATTATTTACATTAACATAATTTTTAGTACTTAATAATAAACCATAACCCAAACCATTTAATCCATCAAAATATGATCGTAAATTTTGAGTACTCATATTGGTACGATCCCAACCAAATTCATAATTAAAAGAGGCTGATGATGTTCCAGCTTCTTGAATTTCTTGCACTGTTGTACCAGCACTTGATACCATGGTTGTTTTAATAGTTTCTCTTTTATAAGTTGTAATATTTTCTGTGGTTCCATAATAACCTCCTCTATTAGCACTACTAATAGGATTAGTATTATTATTAACTCCAGCATCTATAACAATTCTTGTGTCATTAATACTCATAATAGGATACCACAATTCATCACCAATATTTTTACTAATAAGAGATTGTAGATTTAAGCTATCCGCATTAGATGGTGATTTGCAAGCTAGTATATTACACAATAAGAAGGTTTGAGCGCCTCTATTAACATCACGATATAATGCTATGCTTTGTATGCTGCTATTCATAGCTGATCCCAAATCAATAGTTATTGGAACCCACTGATTAAGAGCAACTAATCCGGGAATATTAAAAGTGTGTACTACAGTATCTCCAATTGTATCAGAACACAATCGTAAACTAGCATCACCGCTAACTGCCACAGTACCAGCTGTTTGTTTTATCCAAAAACTTAATTGTTGATAACCACTTAAATTTAATGTGCCAGTAGCTTTATATGCGGCTTTACCAGTAGTAAAACTAGCACCAACAGCAATACTATCACTAACATCACCCTCTTTAGCGTCTGTGGTATTGAATGATGTTGTAACATTTGTGCTTTGAGTCCAAATTGTTCTACCATTTCCTCTATTACCATAACTAGCAATGTTTGCTGTTACAGCAGAATCTAATTTTACAACTCTATGGGTCATTTTCCTTAATAATCCACCACTTGTATAAGTAGCATTACCACTAGATCCAACAAGACTACAACTATTACCACTTACTCCAGACACTTCCCAAACGCCGTTTGCATTAGTATTACCACCAGCAGTAGTAACTAGTACAGTATCTCCATTACTAATATTGAGCGTTGCCATACTACTAGAACAAGTAAGAACAATTGGCGAAGCATTTGTTGCAGCACTAATATTGCTAGTTCCAGCGCCACCTAATCCAGTCAAAGTACTCCAAGTGCCGCTACCGACTATAGTTGGTTCTGGACTACCCATAATTCGTATGGTGTCTCCGGGAACTAATCGTGCTGCTGAAGCCCCGGTACTACTGATAGTTTTCCATCGTCCTCCTATAAAATACTGACGAGAACTTTGTGTTGATAACGATGTTCCACCGCCAATAATATTAATTCTTAAAGTTGTTGAATTAACTCTTTCAGCAATATAAAAAGAAATATGAGAGGTTCCATTAAAAATACTTAAACATTGCTCTGGTGGTTTTTCATAAGTTGTGGCGGATGCCGAGTTTTCTATCTGTAACCCACATACATAAGCACCGCTAGTTCCATTTCCAACATATGTAGCAGAGGCGAAAGTTAAATCCACATAACTATCTTCTTCTAACATTATCTGCCAGTTTTCAGCCGAATATCCCGCTCCTGCTGGTGTTGTTATGGTTAAACTTAATCTATACCAACCATCTCCAACAGAAGTAATATTGGATGTGGCGCTAGCTCCCGTAGCTTCAACTGTGCCATTAGATAAATTATATCTTGCCATTCTGGTATCAGCGTCATATCTAAGTAAAATTTTATTTCTACCATTAGCTTTAAAATATGCTGATAAAGTGTACTGAGTACCAGTATATATGGGTGTGTAATTAGTCACAGAAGCTAAATGATGACTAGAACTACTAGTATTTTCTATCATTGAATAAACAACTGAATCTATACCAGACGGCGGGGCTATATTAGTTTTAGCAAGTGTTAAATTATTTGATGATCCATTAGTTGTTAATGAATTAGCATACCATGCAATGTTTTTTGTTTGAGCTATAGTGTTGTCATTTGGAAAGTTTGCAGATGCTGAACTAAATGTAGCATATGAACCAACTATAGAAGATACGTCACCATCTGTACCACTAGCTAATGGAGCAAAACTTGTTCCGCCCCAGTTATCATTACCATTTTCATAGTCAATAAACAGTGTGGCCATTATTTAGCTCCTACATATGGTTGAGCTTTATATACAATATCTAAATTTTTAGTTTCTTGGTTTTTACTAACTATATCACAAAATGGTTGAGCCTTATATACAATATCTAGTGTTTGTAATTGACTTTTAGTGAATAGTCTATTTGATCTTTTTAAAAAATTAAATTTTGCACTAAACATAAATATTAACCATAATTTTGAGAATAAGAACCATACCAATAAGATCCGTCGCTAATGAAACTTAATATATCTACCTTACTAGCTGTTGTAGTTATAGTAGGCGGCGCGCTATCATTCCACAATACCCCGCTAAAATTAGCAGTATAGTTTCCGCTTCCAGTATTAAGAAATACTGTAAAACTTTTACCCGCCGTGGTTGTGGGCATAGTAAATGTGCAATTGCCAGTGAGAGTGCAAGTCTGTACCGTACCACTAGCTAGTGATAGTGTTTGAGATGTGCTACTATTTCCAATAGCCACAACACTTTCTGTAAAACTATCAAAAACTAGATTACCATCAATAAAAGCATTACCAGCCACTTCTAATGGTACTGATGGATTATTAGTACCTATACCTAATCTTGATGATATAATACCCGTACCAACAACATGCAATTGACCGCTAGGAGCGGATATTCCTATACCAAAATTGCCATCATGAGTTAGTCTTGCTCTTTCTATGGCTCTGGGATTAAAAATAATATTTTGATTATTATTACTATTACTGAGGTGTCCTATAGTCACTGGTCCAGTATATCCTTGGACCATGGCCGTACCATCTTGATTTCCAACTTTTATATATGCTCCAGCATCTAAAAATAAATTACCTTGAGAGTCTGATCTTAGTTTTAAACTGGTATCAGTACTAGCTGATGATTTGATATAAATTGTACCTAAGTTATTTCCTGTGCCTCGTACATAAACATCTCCAGCCACATCCAAACGCCCACTTGGAGTTGTTGTTCCTATACCAAAATTGCCATTACCATCAAATCTTGCAACCTCAACATAATTTCTTAAAAATCTTAAAGCATTTCCACTAACATAACCCAGTTCAGTTTGTGCAGAGGCGTTGTATAGGTTAAGAACCGCATTGGCGTTAGATTCTGAAGTAATTTGTCTATTAGAAGCTACTTGTGTATGATTTGGCAAATATAATTGACTAGTATTTGTTGCTCCAAAGAAATTAGTACCATTTCTATTAAAAAAGATATAATCGTCAAAATTACCAGGGGTGCCTATTCTGGTTTCAAAATATGTATTATTAGAAGAGCTTCCGTTTTGAAGTCGAAATAATGAACCAACACCAGTAGCTAATCCACTAGCATGTATTAAAGTTTGTGGGTTGGTTGTTCCTATGCCAATATTATTCCCACTCTGATAAATTACGCTATTATCAATAGTATTTGATTCGGTAAACTTGCTTAAGTAACCACTATTTCCACCAGACGATGCTACAACACCAGTTCCATTAAGTTGTAGTGTTGTAAAGTTTCCACTACTGCTTGAAACCCATAATCCACTAGAGCTATTATATTGTAAAAATTGACCATTAGACGCTCCACTAATAGCCACATTGTGTAATTCTTCTAGTTCAAAACCATTTTGCACTCGTACTTCAATAACACCTTCATTTTGATGAGTTCTAACAATAGTACCGATAGCCACAATATGATTTGGTGCGCTTGGCTTAGATAGTGTTAATGATCCACTAACAGTTGGACTTAAATATAAAACGGAACCATTAACATTTCCTTGAGGCGCTGTTGGATTAAATTGATCTGTATTTAAACCGGTTAAAGCTCCAAACACAATAACTTTCCCACTACTCATATTATTAATAGTTTCATAGGTTAAACCATAAGTACCAGCACTAGTCATGTCTGATGTGGCTATTGCTAAAGATACTGTGGGTAAATCTCCCTGACCACCATTTATATAAACAGCGGTCATTTTTGGAATTGGTGATCCTGTTTTATTAAAGACTGTGGTTACTAAAGCTTTAGATTGATCAGATAATACTCCTGAGCCTGTTGAGTCTATAGTATAGATGCCGCTTAAACTACTAACACTAATACCGGTACCACCTATTATGTTTTTAACAGGAATTAAGCCGCTAACACTACTATTAAAATCAGTAATATCTGTTGATAAATGAGTATGACCACTAACACTAACAGAAATACCGTTCACATAAAGATCACTACTAAAGTTACCAGATCCATTAACGTCTAATGTATATACAGGAGTATCATTTTTAATACCAACATTAAGTCCAGAAGCTATTACTATAACAGGATTGGTGTCACTACCACCATATCTGAGAGATGAATCAGTTGTTAATTTAACGGCTAGATATTCTTCAATTGTAGATAAACCTAATTCACCACCTAATAAATCACAACCAATTTGAACTATATTTGACAATTCTCCGAAGGTTCCTGCTCCGCTGACGGCCAAGGCTATACCACCACCAATTGGTCTAGATATAGACATATATCCACTAGGTATAGATAATGTGGTACCATCAAAAGTAAGATTATTTTCAGCATTAATACCTACAGATGAACCAGTACTAGTTAATATTCTGTTATTTCCGCTATTGCTTATTGTTGGCAACAACCCGCTAACACTACTATTGAAATCTGTTATATTTGAACTGGTATGAGTATGATTAGTAAAACTAACGCCAGTAACTGATATAGTTAAATTATTGTTAGGATCATCATAATTTAGGTTTATTCCTGTACCAGCAACTAATAGTTCATTCATTCTATCATCAAATTGCTCTAATGCGTAAGGTAGGTAGGATCCATACCCACTTAATCCTAACCATTCAACAATATCTCCACTGGTGGCTGTTTGTGTTAACGTGAATGAGGAACCATTTGTTGCTGTATAATCTATTCCATTTAATAGTTTTACTCCATTAAAATAAATATCTAATTGACCAATAATATATGTCTCTGGTATATTAAATGAAGTTTTATTAGAGATTATTTGTTCGTATCCTCTGATAGATACTGGAGACTCTGATAATGAAGTTATTATTAACTGATTACTACTATCTATATAGTTGAGATTAATACCACTACCAGCTACTAATAATTGGGATACTCTATCGTCTACTTCTTCACTAGTTAAACCAAAAGTTCCTGTAACTGATACAGTATAATTACCAGATAATGAGGCTATTCCTATGCCGCTACCAGCACTAATATCTTTAATTGGTAATAGTCCACTAACGCTACTATTGAAATCACCAATATCAGACGCCGTGTGGGTATGGCCTACTGTACTGTAGTTGCCGCTTGGCTGCAAACCAGTAACGCTTACTGTGTAAATGTTAT